GAGGATTTGGTTTTTTCTTTGCTCCAGTCTCAGGCGGTACAGGATATCCATACGCTGTAGGAAATGGTGGCGGTACAGGTCCTGCTTTTACCGATGGAACTGCAGGAACAGCTACAAACGTTACAAATGTGGGAACTGCTAATGGTGGCGCTGGTGGCGCTGATAATCCTGGTAACCCGGCTAGTCCAGGAAATGCTCCAGGAGCCCAGACAAATCTAGTAAGTTCAGATACTATTTATTTTGGTAAAGGTAATAAAGGTAACGGAGCCCCAAAAGCTACAAATAATCAATCTGGTGGAACTCCCGGATTTTTATTAGTTTACGATAACTCAGGAACATAATTATGACTAAATTTGTTTTAAAAAATACAGATAATAATTACTTAAGAATTTGTGAAGATATAGAATCTAGAGATTTTTGGATAAATAATTTTGTTGATATTAATTCTTATGAAGAAATTTCAGATGCAGATTATTCTTTAGTACAAGCAGAAAGTAAAGTTTTTACTTCACGTCAACCTTTAAATATTAATTTGATTGATCATGAAATAGAAGAAACTACTTTTAGTGTAGATGATATAAGATTAAAACTTAATGAACTTATAGCACTTATTGAACAAAGAATTCAATTTGCAGAAACCCCCCCTGCTACTTGGACTACAAATTTAAATGTTTTGAAAGCTATTAATATAGATTCTTTGACTTACCCTATCACAGGTTATTCTTGGGTCGATTGTTTAATAAAAAATGGTATACAGGTCCCCTGTTCAATGGAACTCTAAGGTTGATTGTTTAATAAAAAATGATATAAAAGTTTCATCTTCGATGGAACTATAATGAAAGAAAAAATAATTACTTTTGCAGCTCATCCACATATTGTAAAAGATAAATCTATTCATCCAGAACCTGCAATATTTCATATTCCGCAATGGTATAAAGATATACCAAATCCAGACATTCACACAAAACGTACTTTAAAAGCTTGTAAGCCTTTTTTAGATAGTCTTACTGCGGGTTATATTTTAAAAAACCCTGTTGAACAAAAAATTAATTTTAACATAAAAGGTCCAAACGACAAACTAAATGCTTGGATGGAATACTCAACCACTATGGGTTTCTTTAAACATAAAAAACAATTTATGAGTGTTAATATGGGTACAGAGGGAGAAGTTCATTCTATAGATCAGGTAGGAGGAGAGAAATGTCCGTTTGTTAAAGAAAATAAAAATTTTCCTATATTTAAAATTTTAAATCCTTGGACTGTAGTTGTTCCAAAAGGTTATTCAGTTTTATATATGCAACCCATTAATAGACCTGAAAAAAGATTTGAAATTTTTTCTGGAATTGTAGATGGGCCTCATGTTTTACCCACAAATTTTCCTTGCGTTCTTAAAAAAGAAGGCACTTGGGTTTTAGAAAAAGGCGCTCCCATTGCTAGTGTTTTTCCATTTAAAAAAGAAAGTTGGAAAATGGAAATGGAAGAATGGGACGAAGAAAAACAAGACTCTATTCTTTTTCAACTGTCTACATTTTTAATGAAGTGGTATGAAAAAACGGTATGGAATAAACAAAAATGGAAATAAAAGATTTTATTGGAGTATATAATTTTTTTACTCCTGAACATGTTTCAGCTTTTTTAAGAACGTTTGGTAATAAAGAAGAATTTGAAGAAGCACTAATTGTATCTAATGACGGATCTTGTAAAGTTGATAAAAATATTAGAGATGTTAAAAATTATTGTTTGTCTAAATTTAAAAGTATTACTGAAGCACATTGGCATAATTTAATTTGTGCAGGTTTATTAAATATGTCTGAAATATATTTTAATGAAAGAAAAATAGATTATCAAATACGTAGAATTGAAAGTATAAATTTATTGAAATATAAAGAAGGAGGTTTTTATAAAAAACATCAAGATAGTGGTTATAACACTCACAGAGAACTTTCAGCAATTATTTTTTTAAACAATAATTATGATGGGGGTCATTTACAATTTTTTGGAAAAAATGGTAAAGATATTATTTTAGATATTAAACCAGAACTAGGTAAAATTGTTTTATGGCCAAGTAATTTTATGTTTCCTCATCAAGCAACGCCAGTAATTAAAGGAACTCGATTTACTATTGTAACATGGATGATTTAAATAAATATATTTATATTGAAAATATACTTTCTAATGATGAAAGAGAATTGTTATTTAATTATGCAAAATTGTATAACTTAAGTAATCTAACTAATTTTTGTAATCAAGCACCCTTAAATGAAACAATTAGATACGGAGATCCTGTTACAGATTCTTTATTAGAATCTAAAAAACAAATATTTGAAAAGGCAAGCCAACTAGAATTAATTGAAACATATAGTTTTTGGAGATTATATAAAAAATTTTCTAGTTTAAAAAAACACAAAGATAGACCCTCTTGCGAAGTAACCATCAGTGTAAATATTAAAGCTGATAGGGAATGGCCTTTATTCATAGAGGGGGAAAAAATAATAATAAAACCAGGAGATGGTGTTTTATATTTTGGAGGAAAGTCGGAACATTGGAGAGAAGAATACGATGGAGATTATTCTTTTCAAATTTTTTTTCATTATGTTTTAAAAAATGGTAACTTTAAAAATCTTAAATGGGATGGTAGACAAAATTTAGGGACACCTAAAAATTAATATGAAATTTATTTGGGAAGAAGATAATTGTAAAATTGTATTTACTAAGGAAGAAGCAAAGTTAATAAGTGAAAAAAGGAAAGTAATTATTAACTATGATGATGGCAGACATTTTGTTAATGGTCTTGCTAGAATTGTAGCTGAAATACATCAAAGATATTTAAAATCAAACCCTGATTTTCAAAAAAAACTAACATTTGATAATACAGACATTAAAATAAAATAAATCATTTTATGCCTTTTAAGATATGGTAGATTTCACTAACATACCAATAAGAGTTTATAAGTTTGATAAATTAAACAATAAAAAATTAATAAATGCTTTTAAAGAATATTTAGAAATTTGTAAGTGCTGTAACAAATATCCCAATTGTCCACATCCTAAAGAGCAGTCTGATTTTAATGCTTTAGATATGCCTCATTCTGAAATTATTAAATTAAATCAAAGTTATTGCAAAATTTTAAAATCAATATTTCCAAATAATAAAGTAGATCAAACAATGTCATGGGTTCTATATGTAAAACCTGGAGCACAAAATCCAGCAGTATGGCATAATCATTTTCAAGAAAAACATAAATCTAAAATACAAGTATCAGGAATTTGTTATTTAACTGAAACAAATCATGGGACAGAGTTTATGAATGATTTTTTTAAAATAGAAACGGTACCTGTATTAGATCATTGGTACATATGGCTATCTGAATTGGGTCATAGACCAAAAGAAATTAAAAATGATAAACCTAGATGGATTATAGCAACCAGTACTGTTTTTAAATAATAGTTATTTTGTTTCTTCCATTATCTATATAATTGCTATATAAAGTTTATTACCAATTTCAACAGGTTTTTATATGCTACAAAAATTAGGTTTTGCCCCGGGGTTTAATAAACAAGTCACAGAAACAGGCGCTGAAGGCCAGTGGTTTGATGGTGATAACGTACGTTTTAGATATGGTACACCAGAGAAAATAGGTGGTTGGGCTCAGTTAGGGCAAGATAATTTAACAGGTACAACCAGTGCAATCCACCATTGGGAAAATAATAACAGTATTAAATATGCTGCATTGGGGACTAATAGAATTTTATATGTTTATGCCGGTGGTTCATATTATGACATTCACCCAATTAGAGAAACTTTAACCGGTGTTAATTTTACGAGTACATCCTCTTCAAAATCGGTTACTATAACATGCACCGGGAACCATGGATTATTGCAAGATGATATTGTTTTATTCGAAAGTGTTAGTGGTTTATCAGGATCTACTTTTACAAACGCTTCATTTGAAAACAATAAATTTATGGTCACATCAGTGCCCAGTTCCATTACATTTACAGTAACTATGACAACAACAGAAGCCGGTACTCCTGTAACTAATGCGGGTTCTGCATCTGTCCTTTGTTATTATACAGTTGGTCCTTCTATACAAGTAGGTGGTTTTGGGTGGAGTGCTGGAAATTTTGGGGGTACAGTAAGTGGTGAGGCGACTACAACATTGGCTTCTACTATTAATGATACCGTAACTAATATTCCTTTAACAAACTCAGCAGCTTTTCCTTCAACTGGTGAAATAAGAATTGGTACAGAAGATATAAGTTTTACAGCAAACAATACTGCGACCAACATATTAAGTGGTGGTGCAAGAGAAGTTAATGGTACTACAAAAGCTGCTCACAGTGGTGGTGTCGCAGTTACAAATATTACAGACTATACTGCATGGGGCGAAGAAGCTTCTTTTGTAGATTTTGATATTTCCCCTGGTCTATGGGTTTTAGATAATTTTGGTCAAAAACTTATTGCATTAATTTATAATGGGGCTTGTTTCGAATGGGATGGAGCACCAGCAAATGCTACTAGCGTTAGAGCGACACTTATTCCTAATGCACCAACAGCTTCACGTCATGTATTAGTTTCAACACCTGATAGACACTTAGTATTTTTTGGAACTGAAACTACTGTTGGAGATCCTACCACTCAAGACGATATGTTTATTAGATTTTCGGACCAGGAAAGTATTGATCAAACAGATTCATATACAGTACGGGCTGAAAACACGGCAGGTACACAAAGACTAGCAGATGGTTCTAAAATTATGGGGGCCATTAAAGGTAGAGATGCTATTTATGTTTGGACTGATACAGCATTGTTTTTAATGCAGTTTGTGGGTCAACCCTTTACTTTCTCTTTCCAACAAGTAGGAACTAACTGTGGGCTTTTAGGAAAAAATGCTTGTAAAGAAATTGATGGATCTGCCTACTGGATGTCTGAAAATGGTTTTTTTAATTATGACGGTCAGTTAAGAACATTACCTTCTTTAGTAGAAGATTATGTTTATTCTACAGACGCTGGACCAGGAATAAATTTAATAGCAAGAGATTTAGTTAATTGTGGATTAAATAATTTATATGGAGAAATAACTTGGTTTTATTGTAGTAATAGTTCAAATGTTGTGGATAGAATGGTAACTTATAACTATTTGGATTCTTCACCAAAACAACCTATATGGACAGTTGGTAGTTTGGCTAGAACAGCATGGCAAGATTCTGCTGTATTTGATAAACCACACGCAACTTATTATACTTCTACAGATAACAATTCTTTTGATGTTATTGGTAACACGGATGGTATTAGTATATACTATGAACACGAAACAGGAACCGATCAAGTAGATGCAGGGGGAGTTATTACAGCGATCCAAGCAAATATATTATCCGGTGATTTTGATATTACTCAAAAAAGAAGTAATACAGGTCAAGCTGTAGGTACACCTGATCTTAGGGGGGATGGCGAATATATTATGAGAATAAGTAGATTTATACCAGATTTTATTGAACAGACTGGTGATACTAAAATAAGTTTTACAACTAGAAATTATCCTAACAGCACA